GAATCCTGTGACTACTTCGCCGTTGTTGTTGATCAAATTTTGGCTGATCAACTCAAATCCATTGTGCTCGAATCCATCCTGATGCATGATGGGACTGATGTTGTAGTAACCGTGATTGAACAAGTATATGGGCGCAATCGTGATCACATACCCTGTGACTGCGGTCATTTCGCAGATGTTTTTGAAGGCCTGAGCAACATTGAAACAGTGCTCCAGGCAACTGCTGTCAATGACCAGATCAAAGGCCCGGCACAGATCCTCAGGCAATGGTTCATTGAGATCCAGTATTTGTTCCATGCCGCGATGCTGAGCTACATCAAAGATTGTGATACTGCAATTGTAAGCCTCTTTTAGCATGCCAACTAGATCATAACCATTGCTATAGGCAGATTCTATTTGTTCGCCAAATGCTTCAACTACTACGTCTCGGCTGAGTGCAACATCAGGGTAACCCAGAAAGGCCAAGCGCAGGTGATTGTGTGCGTTACTGGCCCGCAGACACTGTGAAATTTTACGAAGATGATGATTCATTATGCCCATGATCACTGTTATTTAACTGGATGTTGGCATGGGCAAAATATCTGGCAAAGTTTGCGAAACTGCTTTTGACTGTGGGTCTAATCCAGGTACGACCAAGGATCAGCATGTCTACAAAGGCTTCAATTACGCTTTGTTTACTGCGATTTATATTGTATTTGGTTTGTCTTCCATCAGTGTCAGTGGTAGGCTCATACCAGTCACCTGATACGAGTTTTCCTACATAACTGGTTTTGGAGAAAGCACACACATTTGGCAATTGAGCAAATCGTTCTTGTGTGGCCTGATCATCAGAACAAACAAAATACCGTTGCGCAGATGTGTTCAACACTTGCTGATACAAAGATTCCTCATTGAGATTGAAGTTTTCTGTTTTTCTCAAATGCAGGCCAGCCACAGTGTTGTCTATGCGATTGAGTTGACAAAACTCTTGCACACAGTTGATTAAATGTCTGCTGATCTTTAACTGTTTGAGTTCTTGCACAATCTGGTCTTGAGAAAAGTAAGCAGGAACCTTGTTGTGATAGTAAACCAAGTCGCCAGATTGAGCTACAGCCTGTTGCACAGAATCAGGACTGTGGGCATAGCACCGATCCGGTGCAAAGTGTGTTTGATTTTCGTGTATGATAAAAACATTGCTGAGATTGTGTTCAAACACCCGAAACACATTGTGGTTGGTCACGGTCCAAGTCCTGACGTCAAACAAATCGTGGAAACTGCAACCACACCAGTTGTTTTCAGGCCAGGCGATCACTGGAGTCAGCCCGTGTTGACGTGCCACAATCAGTCCACCCACTAGACCACCAAGTCGGTTGCCTAACCCGCCATCACAAAGTATGTGAACAGTTCGCATCAATCATCGGCCAAGGTTTTGTTGTATTCCAACAAGGATCTAGTGGCTGCTGGATCAATTCCTGTGGATTCAGCCCAGGCGGCCCAGGCATAAACATCTTTGGGGAGACACTTGGAATTCACACCACGCTTGTTGGGATAAACAAATGTCCACCAGAGATTCATTCTGGGATCATCTCCGTAAACTGCATCTCTTATGGTGTAATAGTCTACTCCGGCTGCTTCACAGGCATCGTACAATTCTTGGCACTGTAAAACTTTGTAAAAAATAGCACGGTTTTCACTGAGTTTGATTATCTCTGCTTCTAGATTGGTCACTTGTCTGATTGTGACATTGGCATTGTACACTGTGGCATAGCAGTCAATCACTGCTCGGCGGTCCAATGGGTCGCCGCCCAAGATCATGAACTGTCTTTCTTTCATGGCCAACATAGGATGTGATGGAGTTTCTCCGAGATATTCAGGCTGTACAACAATGCGTTTGTGATATTTTTTGGCCATGGTGTCGGCAAATCCTGGCGAGGTAGCCGATCTAATCACAATCAATTCTGTGTCACAGTGAGCTATGGCATTTTCTACCTGACTGCAATCTAGTTTTTCTCCGTTCCATGGAGTAGGCACTGCCAAGAATGCAATGTCACACAGTGGCAATGGATTTTGAAATTCTTCAATGTAAATATCATGTATGTGTGCGTCTGGAAACAAAAGATGCGTGGCTTTGCCTACCCATCCGTACCCAATAATTCCTACTTTCATAAGCTCCTCATAGTATTAAACTGTTATGTCTTCCATACCAGCAGTACGTAGGCGCACCACATGACCCATCTGCCACTGTTTGGTATCTAGGCCTTTCATGATACCCAGCCAACGGTTACGTAGCAGAGCCACTTCATTGATTATGGTTTCAAAGTCAATGACTTCATCTTCGCCGTCCACATATTTTTCAGCATCTCTACTGGTCAGGGCTCTAGCATACCCTTCTAGATATTTTTGAAAATGTCTGCGACGGATCTTACGCAGTTGTATGTTGAGGTAGTTCAACACAGCTTCTATTTCTTGTAACTGATTGAATCTGTGTTCAGTGATGCCAGGCAAGGCTGTGATGTTTTTTTCCACAAGGCCGCCAATGCGGCATTCGGCCTTGGCTGATTCCAGCTCGGTTTCGTAGTGTGCTATAAAATCTGGAATAGCACCAAGGTTGGCCACAACCTTGCTATACCACATTAGTAATCCTCGTCATCGCTGTCATCGTCATCTTGATCTTCTTCGTCATCATCATCTTCTAAATCCTTGAGATAATGCGCAAGAGCACGCTTTACATCGCTGTCGCTTTTGAAAGTTTCTTTGATCTCGTCGGCCGCTACATCGTTGTCAATCAGGACTGATACTAGAGTTTCTGCAGCTTCATCGCGATCCACGGTGTTTACATAACGCTTGATCTCATCCCAAATTTCTCGACTTAATTCTACTGACATGCTTTATTCCTCCGTGGCTGTTTCTTCAGTACTTACCGTTTCTCGCTGATTTGCAAAATCAGCCATGACCTTGTCAAGGCATCCATCTTCATTGCTTTCCCAAGCCTTGCGGAACTGTTTGATGATCTCACCGTCGCTGGTCACAAACATGAGTCGGTTGCCATCTTTCTTTAACAGGCCTTTCTTTTCGGCCAAGTCTGTTAGCCCGCTGTAGGGATTCATACCTGTTTCGTAAGGAATCTTGACCTGCACACCCTCAAAAGGTTTGGCATAGCGTGTTTTCATTACCTTACAACCTGCACGGATGCCCATGACTTCTGAAATCTTGTTGCCATCCTCGTCTTCTTTGAGCTTCATCTTCTTCATAGCAACTACGATAGAACTTGCATAGATAAATCCTTGTCCGCCGGAGATCTTGTCGTCAGGATCAAACATGTCTTGGCTGGCATAGGTATGATTGGTACATACCAAGCCCACATTGTAGCTACCAAACATGTTGACGCAGTTACGCACCAGGGCTGTGAGTGCCTTGGGTTTGCGACCCAAGTCGCCTTTCATTTCGCCTGCATCAAACTGATTCACGTCGGTTGGAGTAAGCAACATGCCCAAGCTGTCGATGATAAACATGACCTTGGGACGCTCGCCATCGGGCAAGGCCTTGTAGTCGGCCATGAATGTACTGATGGTCTTGGCCACATCGTCGATCATGGCCATGCTCAACTTGAGCAATTTACTTTCTGATGTATCTACGCCCAGGGCCTTGAGCCAGTCCTCGTCAAGTGCATTCTCCGAATCAATCAGCACAACAAAAATGCCTTGCTCTTGTGCGTTTCTGGCAATGTTACCACTACAGATATAGCTCTTGCCTGCACCCGATTCCCCGGCGAATACAGTGACCTTGCCCAGGGGAATACCCTTGTTAAAGTCGCCTGAGATCAGGTAGTTCAAGGCAAAGTTACCTGTACTGATCCAATCTGTTGGGTCGTTAAATCCAATACTGAGTCCGTCGATACTCTTGGTGATTTCCTTGCGGAACTTGCTTACGTCGAATGGTTTTGCCATGCTAGTCTTCCTTAATTAAAATTTGGTTAATATGTTTATACTTACTTAATTTGTCTTTTACAGTTTCTATATCGATTACATTGCCCAGTGGGATTTTTACATGACCCATATGTTTATTATACGGGTCTAATCCCTGATTAGTCAACCAATTAATATAGTCTTTGTGATCAAACTGATTAATGCCTGCCAGTGTAAGTGTTGCTTCACCGCTAAAATAATGTAAATTTTTAAATCCCGGATATGATAAATCTAACCCATCTTTATAAAGGTCAAACAAATTTTTACCTAATTCAACATAATGTAAAAATAATGTTCCCGGCGGTATCGTATATTCTGCATACTGGTAGTCGTCCTGTTCTAAAGGGTGTCGTCTATATTGATCTTTATTAAAACTTATGTATAAGTTAGCATCTGGGTCTTGTTTTGTTTCTACTCTATGTATAAAAAAGTTTAGATTTCGTATGGCTGTTTTTAATTCAGTATTTGCCAATGCAAACAATCGAGTAGGTTTTCCATACTCACCACTTAAAGTTTCAAATTTTGTGTGTAGATAGTTGAAATATTCCTGTGGTTGATTAGCTAAATCACTACGAACTTCAATAAAATTTTTTAAATATTGATTAATGGTCAAGCAAGCATTAGTTAATATGTTAGATGATTCATCTAATGTTAACAACGACCAAAATGCTTCTTTTTGATTAAATTCACAATTTTCTGTGCACCACTGCAACTCTTTTGTCCATTTGCGGACAAAAGAGTTGTCATTTAAGTGGATGTCAAAAGATGCCTCCTTAGAGGCACCCAGCACAACTGTTAATTCCATTACTGCTTTTGACGGCTACGAATCATG